GCACTTTGATTGGGGCTGACCAAACCCGACGCAGGGCAAGAGTGATGGAGATTGACCCGAAATATTGTGATGTAATTATTGCCAGGTGGGAACGCATCACGGGTGGTAAAGCCGAACTATTGACCGAGAAGTAATCAATCAAGTGAGTCAAAACAGCAAGGTTCCAGACCCTGAATTGGTGGATAAGGAAATCAAAGTCCTGGAATTGCGTAGGGCTGGTTTAACCTGGTCTGCCATCGCTGACCAAACAGGTTATGCCGATGCAACAGGGGCTTACGCCGCTTACAAGCGGGCCATTAAAAGGGTGCTGGATGAACCTGCAGATGAAGTGCGCAAGCAAGAATTGGATCGAATTGATAGATTACAAGTAGCAGTTTGGAATAGAGCGCTTAAAGGTGATGACAAGGCAATAAACACCGTTTTGCGTTTGATGGAAAGAAGGGCAAGATTGTTAGGGCTGGATGCAGCGCAACGAGTGCAAGCGGAGGTGGTGACTTATGACGGACACAGAGATATTGACGGAGAAATTGAAAGAATCCTTCAAATCATCCGAAGCGTGGATCATGGCGAGCCGTTGGCGTTGGAAGGTGGACCAAGCGAGGGCGGAACAGTTACCACCGAAGGGGAAGTGGTCGATTTGGTTGTACATGGCGGGGCGGGGAGCGGGGAAAACGAGGACAGCAGCGGAGTGGTTAGCATGGGAAGCGATCAGCCAACCGAGAACTAGATGGGCCATCGTTGCACCAACATTTGCTGACGCTCGAGATACTTGCGCCGAAGGTGAATCAGGTGTTTTAACTGTTCTGCGCCGATATAAAATGTTAAAGAGTTACAACCGCAGCATTGGTGAGATTGTTTTGAACAACGGTTCTCGCATGAAGTTGTTCTCAGCCGATGAACCTGACCGTTTTAGAGGTCCCCAACACCATGGCGCTTGGTGTGATGAGTTAGCCGCTTACCGATATGTAGACGCCTGGGACCAATTGCAGTTTGGCCTTCGCCTGGGTGAACACCCAAGGATCATCGTTACCACCACACCCCGCCCAACGCCCCTCATTCGGGCCTTAGCGGGCCGCAAAGACGGCTCTGTGGTTACGACCAAGGGTTCAACCTTTGATAATGCCGCCAACCTTGCCCCAGCAGCGTTGTTGGAACTCCAAGCCCGATATAACAACACCCGCTTGGGCCGTCAGGAACTTTACGGGGAGATTTTGGAAGATGTCGAAGGCGCTCTTTGGACCAAGGGGCTAATTGACCGTGCCAAGTTAGACAAAGCCCCACCTTTATCACGCATCGTTGTTTCAATTGACCCAGCAATAACAAATACAGACGCCAGTGATGAAACAGGAATCATTGTGTGCGGCGCTGATGCATCAGGTCATGGTTATGTTTTGGGAGATTACTCATTCCGAGGCTCACCTTTAGATTGGGCAAGCAAAGCGGTTGCTGTTTTTGATGAATACAAAGCAGATAGCCTTTTGGTTGAAGTTAACCAAGGTGGTGACATGGTAAGTGCTGTGTTAAAACAAATCAGACTGGGCTTACCAATCAGAGAAGTGCGAGCGCATGTTGGTAAACGGTTGAGAGCCGAGCCAGTTGCTGCCATGTATGAACAAGGCCGCATTCATCACATTGGAGATTTCCCGTTGCTTGAGGATCAAATGACAATATGGACCCCAAACGATCCAAACTCTCCTGATCGCATTGATGCAATGGTCCAGGGCTTTTCTGATTTACTTGGTAAAGTTAGCATTGCTTCCTACTTTGGAGCGCTCGCCAACTTTTGCCCAAGTTGTAACCTGCCTATGCCAAAGTCAATGTCGCATTGCTCTAAATGTGGAAGCGCTATGATTGTTCCAACGCAATCTGAAGTGCCAAAGGAGTGAAATGGCTGTCGTTTACAACACCACAATAAATCAAGGCGCTAACTGGTTCATTAACTTTCAATACAAACAACCTGCAACCATCACAAACATTTCAGGCAACGGCACAACTGTTACTTTTACCGCCGATAACAATTTCTTTGGTGGTCAAACAGTAAACATTTCAGGCGTGCTGCCATCTCAATACAATTTTCAAGCGGCAACCATCGCAAGCGTTACTTCATCAAATTTCACGGTAACAAATCCAGCAACAGGCATTTACATCTCAGGCGGTATCGCTACTGTTCCAATCAATTTAACTGGTTACACCGCAGCCTTGCAGATCCGTTCTTTGCCTGAAAGCCCAACGGCTGTCTTATCTTTGGCTACGGGTGGAAACGGCATTACAATTCCAACCCCAACCAATGGAACCGTGGTGGTTCAAGCAACGGCTGTTCAAACTCGAGCAATCATCGCTGGAACCTACTACTATGACATTGAGATAACTTCTCAAGGTGGAATTGTTTACCGATTGGCACAAGGCCAGGTCGTGGTATCAGCGGAGGTAACCCGATGAGTGATGATGCAGTAATCATCCAGCCAGTAATTCCAACAGTTGTTATTTCATCTCCAGGTCCGCAAGGCCCAGGTGGTGGAGAGATTTTCTATGTTCACACTCAAGCAATCGCAAGTGCCGTGTGGACCATTAATCACAACTTAAACGGCGAACCTACAGCCGTTGTACTAGACTCTGCAGGAACACAATGTGAAGGCACATTTTCTTACCCAAGTAAAAGCCAAATGGTGATAACCTTTACCAGTGCTTTCAGCGGCACTGCTTATGTGATCTAGGAGAAATAAATGGCCCGTAAATTTTTAGTTTCGATTGATCTAAATAAAAACGAATTACAGAATGCGGTAATTCAAAACCTCGCAACAGCACCTGCTACTCCTTCTGCTGGACAGGTTTATTACAACACAACTGACAATCAACTTTATATTTACAACGGCACTCGCTGGGAAGTTGCTGGCAATGCGGTGCAATCAGGATTACTTGCTGCACGCCCTGCCGCTGGAACTGTTGACGCTGGAACTATTTACTATGCAACAGACACTTATCTTTTCTATTATTCAAACGGATCAACATGGGCGCAAACCAATCAATTTGGAACAGTAACTGCGCAAACAAGTTATGGTGCATCAAGCGGTAACGGAACAGCAACCGATTATGCACGCTCTGATCACACTCACGGAACACCAGCACTTGGAACAGCAACACCAAATGCAATAAGTGGTGCAGCAGGTTCTGCAGGTTCTGCAAGCACACCTTCTAAAGAGGATCACACACACGCTTTCACGCCATCACAAGATTTGGCAATGGCAGGATTTAAATTAACAGGCTTAGGCTCACCAAGCGCAGACACAGATGCCGCAAACAAAGGTTATGTTGATGGCGTTGCTCAAGGTTTAGATGTAAAAGCCTCAGTCCGTCTTGCTACAACTGGCGCTTTATCAGCATTCACTTTCACTTCAACAAGTGGCGGCACACTTACAGGTAATGCCAACGGCGCTTTATCAATTGATGGAGTCACTCCAAGCGTTGCAGATCGTATTTTAGTTAAAAATGAGACAAGCGGTGACGCACCATATAACGGTATTTATGTAGTAACTACTGTTGGTGATGGCTCAACACCTTATGTCTTAACACGCTCATCAGATGCCAACACCTCTGCCGAAGTTACAGATGGCATGTTCACATTCGTTGAACAAGGCACATCATTAGCAAGCACAAGTTGGGTTTTAACTACAAATAACCCAATTACTTTGAACACTACAGCATTAACTTTTGCCCAGTTCTCAGGCGCAGGAACTTACACAGCATCTAATGGTGTGTTACTAACTGGCACTAACTTTACTTTTGAACCAAGAGCAGGATACGGTTTACAAACAGGCTCAACTGGCGCTGAAATTAAACTTGCCACAACATCAGGTCTTAATCTAACATCTGATCTAGCGGTGGGTGCTGGTAACGGTATATCTGTTCTAACAAACACCGTGGCAATCGACTCAAGTGTTGTTGTATCCAAATACTCAACAAATGTTGGCGATGGTTCAGCAACTTCCTACACAATTACACACAACCTCGGAACAAGAGATGTGATTGTTAGCGTTTATGAGGCCAGCGGTTCTTACGCTGAGGTCATTTGCGATGTCAATCACGCAACAACCAACACAATCACGCTGTTGTTCTCCGTGGCTCCAACCCTCAACCAATACAGAGTTGTGGTCCACGCTTAAGCAGTAAAAGGAGATACACATGGGTCTTAGAGACCGTATCGCAAAGGCACTACTGCAAGGTCAAGTTGAAAAAGCACCAAACCTGCCAGCAGGAGCGGTTACTTTAACTGAAACACAGATGCGCTTGAATGCGCTAAATCAACTTGCGCAAAATTACGGTAACTCAACCCCGTTGCCTCGTAATCCTTGGCTTGCTGGAGTTCCTTTTGGACCTGGTAGCCCAATCACACCTGGCGCTATTAACCCTGTTCGAGAAGATGGCCGCCCTGATCCACGCCGTTATGAATTTCAAGTTGCACAAAACATCAACATCACTGAAACACGGCTGGTTCCATTCAAAACATTACGAGCAAGCGCTGATCAAATTGATATCTTGCGCCGTTGCATTGAGGTAATTAAAAACAAAGTCACAGGTTTAGATTGG